CTGTTTGGTGGTGCTGGAGGTCTGTTTGGTGGTGCTGGAGGTCTGTTTGGTGGTGCTGGAGGTCTGTTTGGTGGTGCTGGAGGTCTGTTTGGTGAAGGTGGGGTTGATCCGCACGGTTTATGACCCGGTTTGTCACATAATCTACAACCGGTACTTCCAATACAACCAACCCCTTTATAAGGGTCGCTAGGAGTGTAAGAACAACCCTGTAAGTCGTATACACACGCTTCTGCTGTACACGGTGGTTCAAACATACAAGAATTATCAGTAACCCCTTCCACCATAAACATCTTTTTACCAACACAAAATAATAAGATACCAATTAAAATTCCAATCAATATCTTTTCTAAACTAATTTTCATATATATATATATAAAATATAAATTTTATTTTATTTTTTATTTTCCTTGCTACGTGAAAAATGACGATCAATTTTAGATTTAGATTTTGTAGTGGGTTTTACCACCTTTTTAGGTAAATTAAATGAATATGATTTTTTGTTTTCATCATAAATTAAATTTTTTATACTAACTATTTCATAAGTTTCTTCACTATATTCAACATCGGTTACTTTGTTTAATGATCCATTTCCGCAAACATGAAATAATAATTTCTTAAGTTTTTTCTGTGAATCTTCGCTCAGTTCTTTATCCACCACTTCACTTTCAATAAAAAGTGTTAAACGATTTAATTTAGATCCTTTATCAAGTTTTGTCCATGACTTTTTAAATCTACTCTCTTTTTCTCGTTCAACGGCGTCAATGATACTTTGCATTTACTATTAATACTGAAAGATTCTTTAAATAATATATATTATATCATATATGGTATCTCGTAATAAAAGTAAGACCCATAAAAGACCCAAATCAAACAGAACAAATAGGAAAAGGAATATTAATTATGAATTACACTATTTCAGAATGGATGGTTGTAAATGGTGCGATGATTTTCAAAATACTTTATTACCTAAATTATTAAAAAAGAAAAATTTAACGACTAAGATTTTCAATAGATCAGAAAATCCCGAACTCATTAAAAAGTATAAAATTCAAACTTATCCAGCATTAGTTAGAGTTCGCGGGAAAAGACATAAATTGTTTATGGGAAAAAGAAACATGACAAATATTTTAAAATTCTTAAGATAAAATTAGAATTAATTTAAATCATAAAAAGTTAATTTCATTTTGTAAGGTTTTGAAAACCATGCTAAAGAATTAGCATCATCGAAATCATATGAATATATTGTATATCCTTTACCTTCACCGCAGTTGGCAGCTCTTTCCATATTGGGATAAGTAGTATTTGGATTAGCGCACTGATCATATTGAAGATCGCAAGCCCATTCTCTGAAATTACCTGTTAAATTACAACTACCATGATAACAAGGTTGTCCAACATGATCATTAAAATCATCACCAGGTCCCTTACCTGATTGAAACATTATTGGGCAGTCTTTTGAATCGCTACATTTCTGCGAGTTGGAGACATATCCAGGCACACCTGGTTTATTATATTTTGGATCCATAGTTACTAATTTAGCTGGATTTATACAACCACATTTCTTGATTCCATTCTCTGTAAAACAATTTAGTTCGTCGCATGGGTTTTTTTGAAAGAATGTTGTTATATATTGGTCATTATCTTCGGTGTTTTTATCTGAAAATTCCCATTTTAATTTAAAATTTACACCATCAACACCACTCATGTTTGCACCAGCTTCTTTACCTGCTTCAATTTTAATCGGTAACCCACAATCAACTCGTTGTTTTAAACCATCATTATCATATAAAGCAGTGTAGTTACACCATTCTTTATTAGAATTTAAAGGATCCATCGTATCAACCAAACTTTTAAGAGGTTGTATTCTAAATGGACAGTCATTTGTAAAATCAGGGATATTTAATATGACATATGATCCATTTTTTAAACTTAATTTCTGCCATCTTGTTCCTGTCCCTAAATCAGAATTATTCATATCGTCCTCCCCTGTTGGTCCACTCAAATCGTAAGATCCAGATGAAGTATTTACTTCCCATCTATTATTTGGAACAGGTAAATTAACAGCGCCTCCCCCCCCCTGAGATTTACCACATTCATTATCATTGGGGTTATTTATTGGGTTATTATCACTATATTCCAAAAACACGTGTAACCAAGGTTCAGTTGTTAAATTAACAATCTGTATTGTTGAATGAGATTGCTTGGTAATATCTACTCCACCATCTTGTTCCGGTGGTGGTGCTGGACCAGTTGAACATGGTGGTGCTGGTGGAGATGGAGGTCCAGGAGAAGGCCTTGGTGATGGTGAGGGACCTGGAGAAGGTCCTGGGGAGGGACTGGGGGATATACAAGTTCCACTTAATGAATCTTCTATATATGGAACTCCTGTATTTAAAATTTCAGATTGATTATGTAAATATTTCAAATATGTTTTATATATTTTTCTATCATTTTCGTCAGCATTTGAATTATTTATCGGAAATAATAAATTATTACAACATAATCTCTTACAAGAAGAAGGTGCTTCAGATACTGTGCTACCATTAATAGGATCAGTTGGATTATAGCCCGTACAATCTTGTATCAGATTACTTGTTGCTGTTGTACCATTATCGCCTGAACTGTTGGTCCATGGTTCTGGTCCAACATATGGACCAGTTGGACCTTCATCTACTCTTTTATATTTACATATACAATCATTATCAAGTGTTCCACATCCATTTTCGCTATTATCACCCCAAAAGCAACTTTCATCTTCTGGTGAAAATTTTTGAATTATATATCTTTCAAATAGTTTTAATGTTTTATGATTTTCATTTTCTTTTCTCCATGGAGTTGCGAAATTGGCGGGACTTAATTTTTTATTTGAATTCCCGCATATTGCGAGTGTGTTTAAGTGATCATTATTAAAATCCAGATCTACTTCGGCTAAAATATCTAATTCTGATTTAACTTCATCAATATCATTCTTTATTTCACGAATATCTTCTGGAGAATCTGAAATATTTTCAGATCCACTCACAAACCTAGCATGAGGCGGCTGTTCTACATCTTCAACGGCAGAAGGTTTTCTATCTTTATTTTCTCTAACAACTACAGTATTATCCGGATAATAATCATCGGTATAGATTGCATTTGTGAAATCTGGAAGAAATAATTGACTGAAATTTTCTTTTACATCGCTCAAGAAATATAATAAAAGAAAGAATCCTATTATTATCAATATATGATTCATATAATTAAATATAGAAATTAAATACTTCGGTTATCACATATCAATTTAAATTATTATCTAAATATAATTATAATGTCTAAATACAATATTTATATTATATGTAAAACTGAAGAAGATTTTTTAAGTAAATCAGATGAATTATTTAAAAATTATAAGTCTAAAATTTGTCATATTCATTGGGTCCCAGCAGAATATCTCAAATTAACTCAATGTAATAAAAAAATATTAAAAGATCTTAATACAAGGTGGAATACGGATGGCAAAAAAATTCTCGCCAAACTAGGAACAATCGCTGCTCATCGTAAAGCACTTTTAGCAATTTACATGAATAAAACTGATAATAATATTATCCTTGAATCTGATGCTACTTTGTCTGATAAACTACCATCGCCACCACCAGTATCGTGCTATCTAGGTGGATGGATTATTCCCCCCCAAATAACAAAAGCAGGGGAAGTGAAAATAAATGTTCATCCTAAAAAGGGATTAAATGATATAGAATATGGAAAATTTAGTGTCTTAATGGCTCACGCATTATTTATTAAGACTTTTGAAGAAGCAATGCAGTTATTCCAAACTACAATTACCGACAAGATAAAAAATTATGATGTTCATTTAATTGATTTACAATTCTTTAAAAAATATTATTATCCACCTATCTTTGTTCAGGGTAAGCATGTTTCAGAAATTGATAAAGTTACAAACAAGAATGATCTAAGGACGCATCTATATGGCCTTAAGATGTAAAAATCTCCTGAATCTGGTCCTTTACTTCATTAAATTTATCTATATCTTCATTCTTTTCTTCATCTTTTCCTCTTGATTCTTCAAGTTGCTTGATAATGTTCATTCTGGCACGAACTTGATAGTTCATCATTTCACTCATCATATGTTCATTTAGATTCTGAATTATTTTCTTCTTAAGTCGGCGGGTATGGGGTGTATTTGGAATAATATGATTTACTGGTTTATCTTGTAGTTCTTCTTTAAAGAACTCGATAGCTTGCTCTTCTGTCATATTCTTAAAAGCTTCCTTTTCTTCTTTCTTCTTATTCTCCACCTGAATAATATTCACCATGATTTCTCTCTGTTTTTCTAGACGTTCAATCTTCTCCAAGTCCCAAGAACCATTCTTTGGCTTGCTTTGCCTGATCTTCTTTTCAACTGATCGCAGTCGCTTTTGATTCTTGCTGAGAACAGCCATATTCTTGATTATTTATTCAAATGAAATAAAATCACAAATCAAATTTTTAATAAAATGACATTTCACTTAAACTCTTTTCTGTTGATAATTCACTAACGCCATCACTTTCGGCGACACTTAAATTATCACTAACATTATCATTCTTATCCAATCCATTTACGACTTTTGGTTTTACATCTAAATAATACATTTTTTCTTCATCTGCTTTATTTTTATTATTATCTTTATTATCTATATTTTTCTTCTGTTCGACTATATTTTTCATCACACCCTCAATTTTATCATCTTCCTCATCTTCTTCATCTTCGGGTAAATCATCGTCACTACCAACATTAAATACATCAGTCAATCCAGATAACATTTTTAAGAAACCTATAGAAAGAGGTTCGTTTGGTCCAATTTTTTCCATAATTTCTGATAATATTTTCTGTCTATTTTCAATCTGTTGCTTGATATCAAATGATTCTTTTCTTATTCGCTCCATCTCTTTTGCTATCAGTGTTGGTATTAAAATAATATTCAAAAAAATAATATTTATATTATCGGGGATATGTCTGTTAACTTTGCGATTCACATGGTGTATCATATTCGTTTGTTCTTCTGATTTCATTAATCCATCTAAATAAAATGGTTTCTGTTTCGTACTTAAATCACATAGTATGGCTCGATATTTAGGTTCATATTCGTACTGTCTTGTTTCTATTTGAGATAAATTATCTCTTAAAACTTCTTCACAATTATTAAAATCGTTTTTCAAATATTCGACTGAATTATAGATACTTGATTCTAAATTATCAGCATTTAAATTTAAACTTTCTAAAGTATCAACATGGGTTTGATATAAATTTTTCATATCTACGAAACATTTATTATCATAGCAATTATTCGGGCATTTAAATAATTCAATTGGATCAATTTTTTCACCCCATTCATTTAAAACTTGTTTTACTTTTTGGTTAAAAACAGGAGAATCATTTAATCTAACAATCATATCACCATTTAACTTTTGCTGAATAACAGATAATAATCTTAATCTATCTGTATTATGTTTTTTACATAGTTCATCACAATGATCTAGAAAAGATATATTATGAATTTGATTTCCACACATGGTGGGGATTCTAATATGAGACTGAGGTCCTTCTAGACCTTTGGAAACACGATCCACAAATTGAGGTAATTTATAATAATCTAGTTCACTCATTTATATATTTTAGTATTTATATTATTTATTTTTCTTTTAACTTATTAATTATATGGAATGTATTTTAATTGCTGACACTGGTTCTGGTGAATCAGAACAATATAAAGTCGCTACATCAATTGAAAACTTAATCAAAAGATATCCTAAGATATCTTCTGTGATAATCGCAGGGGATAATATTTATCCAGATGGTTGCGATGATATTCATGATGAACAATTTAATACCAAATTCAGAAATATTTATCAAAATATAAATTTACCGTTTTATTTATGTTTAGGAAATCATGACTATCATAAAAATGCCCGTTCTCAAGTAGATTATACATACAGTCAATACAATGAAGATAAAAAATGGAATATGCCTAGTAAATGGTACACTAAAAATTTCCCTTCTTGTGATTTTTTCTTTATTGATACTAACTTTGAATGGTTATCTGAAAGTGTGATACAAAAACAATTGAGAGATACAGTTAAATCTATTAAGAATTCAAATAAGAAATGGAAAGTATTATGTGGTCATCACACTTGGCGTTCAGTTGGAGGTCACGGGAACGCTGAACCGAGACATGAAATTTTTATGGATGATTTACTAAAAAGAGTAAAAATAGATTTATATGTTTGTGGTCATGATCATTGTAAAAGTTTAATAATGGTGGGAAAACATAAAATACCTACTTTAGTCATAGGGACCGGTGGAAAATATTATGATGAATCTTATTTTTACGTAGATAAGATGAAAGAAGAAGATGATTCTGTTTTAGAGTATTTCTCTCCGAACATAGGAGCATGTTATATGAAATGCGATGATAAATCATTGAGTCTAACATGTTACAATGAAAAATTACAAAAAGAATATAAATACGCTATGAAAAAATAAATTTTAAAACTTGCGTTTCAATTCCAAATAGATAATGCAATACAATTCCAATCAAAAATAATCCGATTGTTGTAATTACTAAAGGTATATCCGTAAAATAAGTTATTATGAATGCCCCTGCTATAGTAAAAAAATAATCTACAATAGCAGTTCCCTTAAATTTATATTTATGAACTCCAGTTCCAGGGGCACCAAATATATTTTTGTATTTACTTAAATCAATCAAAGGCATTATTTATTATTCATTATAAATTTTAATTATCAAAATTTATTTTGTTTTCTATATTATAAATAATGGTTAATACTGTTGATACTGTTGAAGTTGTTGCTGATGAAACCCCATCTCAATCACCTGCTCCTTCTCCTCAACCACAATGTGGTGGAGCTAAAAGAAGAAAATCTAAGCGCGGCAAGTCCAAAAAGAGCAAGTCCAAGCGTAGCAAGCCTAAGCGAAGCAAGCCTAAGCGAAGCAAGCCTAAGCGAAGCAAGCCTAAGCGAAGCAAGTCTAAGCGAAGCAAGTCTAAGCGAAGCAAGTCTAAGCGAAGCAAGTCCAAGAAGAGTAGAAAGGGGCGCAAATAAATTCTATCTTTTAAACAAAGTTTAAATGAATTCTAGATGACACTCCCACATATATCTATTAAATTTCAAATCTACTATCATTTTGTATTCTTCACCTGAAATATCATATTCATGTAAATGATGTGAATCCTTTGGAAAAATATATTCTAATTGTTCCTTATTACTATATTCTTTATTATTTCTTGTAATGTCTATTTTATAATTTGAAATATATTTACATAAATGCGTTAATAACGGACCTTTAGACTTACTACTAGAATATCTCCAGTTAACGCATTTATTAAAATAATAATGAGTTGTATGAACTAATGTATCTAAATAGTCTTCACATTCTTCACTATCATATTGTAGTGATTTATAAAGTTTGAATTCTTTATCAGATGCTAAAATAGGTAAATTTTCTATCATCTTTTTAATACTATCCTTATCAGATGTAGTATTACATTGAAAGCGATAAATATCTTCCAGCGATAAATACCCGTCAACGATTGAATTTTCATTTTCACCATGTTCCAAGATAAACTTGTTAAAATCTTGATAATCATTATAATATTGATTATAAATTTTCTCTCTTTGTCTTTTGCGAATCATAATAGTTTTACTAATCATATCTCTCTCTAAAGCAGATAACTCTGAAATAAACTCTTTAAAAAATGTCATATGAATTATATTAGGTAGAGATCTGTCAATCAATCTGAAATAACCACTATATCTTTCTTGTAATTTACTATAGGTATCTACTAGTATATCATGTCCACGATATCTTAGATTTAATGATGGTATATGATTCATAAAATCATTCCCCAATAAGAAACACATAAAAATATAATCATCAATGATTATAGATTCTTTTATGGTTCGTTTCAAATGAAATGATTCTAATAAATGTTTTTTTAGTGAATCAATTTTCAAATAAATATATTCACTATCCGTATTTTCAATATTATAATCTGTTGTTTCTCTGAGTAATACGATATTTGGTTTATGAGACACCAGTGATAATTGTATTAAATCCGCATCCAAACCATAAATACATATTTTACCTTTCAGTCTATTATTTAGAATATAATGTAATATTTTATGTTCCCCTTCTCCTCTATTATCACTGTCATCTAGTATAATATTTTTATATTCACAAAATTGCTTTCTCAAACAGATATTTAACTTATTCATGAATTTAGTGCCAGGTGAAATTGCGTTTGTATTCCACAGAGAATCTGTATTATACTTTCTCTCTAACGCAGATTTATGTCTTCTCATTCTTTGTTGTCGCATTTTCATTTTAGGAGCAATACCATCAATCGCAATATAGATAGTATCTTTAACTCCCGTATATACTATTAATTTATCTATTTCATTTAAGATTTTATCTATGATTTCATTTTCATCAGATAATCCTCTCGCACATGGATGAATTAAACAATTCAGATCAAAAAAAAGATGATTAATATCATCATAAATATCTTTATGTAAAATAGTGTCACCATAATCTGAAATTAAGGTTTTAAAATAAACAGGGATACCCATTGTAAATAGTATCTATATGCGAAGTATCTTTAACTAAAGAAGAACAGTCATTAAATGGTATTGATCTATATCATTTTCATATAAATCTTTGAAATAAAAGTAGCAATAAACGAACAATAAAAGATAAAAGATAAATTCGCATGGGTGCATTATTGTTCCAACCGAACAATATTAAGTGTTGTTAATTTATAAAATATACATTAATCAAATTTATTTATTCTTTTTAGATTTACGCTTTTTAGATTTCTTATATTTCCTCTTCTTTTTAGATTTTCTCTTCTTCTTAGATTTATTCTTTTTTTTTCTGGCTCTAGAAGATGAAGATGAAGTTGAAGAAGATGACGAAGAATGGTCCACTGATAATCCTAAATCATTCAATGCTATTCTATACATAGGTTCAGTAATAATGTCAGATAATTCTAATTCACTATTATAATGCCAGTCTAACCCATTACCCGTTTCATCTAAATCTCTTATATAAGAGATTATTTTTTTTTCTAATTTTATCCACATTTTTTGCTTCATATCAGACCCCCCTGTGACCCGACCATACCACTTTTTAATATCTCTTTTAACTTCTGATACGTCGTCCGCTCTTTTTTCTTTATCTTCCCTAGTATCTTCGTTGGTATTTAATGTTTCTATATCATATAATACTAAGAAACTTCTAACCAATATTTTAAAATCTTCGTAATCCGATTCACTTATTCTAGTCATATTTATACTATATTAAATATAAAAATATTTAATATTCAGTAGATATTCTGTGTAAATAATCATTGATAAACTTTTCTTTATTATGAATTATTAATTCTAATGAATCCAGATAAATATCACGATTAATGTTTTCATGGATTAATTTTAACAATGAGATAGCTGATTGAATTTCAGAGTGGATCCATAATTCTTTTAAAGAATCAATGACGGGATTAATTTCAACGCATCTTGATATATCTGTAGTATTATTATTCCGAATAACATCAATATAATGATTTAGTGTATGTTTGATTGTGCTATTATTCTCATAATTATCATTTAGTATATTCAAACCTTTTATACATTCATCATAAATAAATTGATAACTCTCATATGGATACCATTCGACACATTTTAATATAGGATGATATAAATTATGTAAATCTTCCCTACAATCTCCATCTATCATCCTTATTATCCCCTGACCATAAGAAGGGGGTTGATAATGAATACTATTATCTCTAATAGATATTTTTGTGCCTTTGTCTTTGTATTGTAACATGGATAATCTGAATATTACTGTGAGTGGTTCTAATATAAAATTTTTTTCTTTTTTTTCTTTTACAAATGATTCTATAAGAGATTGAACACTCTGCATGTTACTAATTAAATTAATTATTTAAAATTGGAAAAATTGAACCTATATTAGGAACACGGCAAGAATGGAGTGCATTTAATCTTGATAAGCACCTTGTTCATAGAGCATGGTATTTAAATAATAATATTTGAGATGGTGAAATACCGAAATATTATGATGATTATTCAATATATTACTTTTCTAAATATGGACAAATTGATGATTTAGTTTGGCATACAAAAGCCCAATTAATAGATAATTGGAATATAATTTCAAATAATTAATTAAAAATAATTAACATATTAATTTTATTTATCTACACATTTATTCCCCCAAAAGTTTTTCTCAAAATTGCAACCATTTACTTCGCATGCGGCTTTTTCCATCCAGAGATCTGCTCCATAGCCGAATTTATTGGCGACCAGAAGCTCATCTGATTTTCCGGGTGCTCTCCATAATATCTTTACTTTATGTGCGATATCGGAGCAGTTACTCACCCGTTCTACAGCTAAGTTATCGTTGTAGTCTATAAACGTCGGGCAATCTGAACATCCCCACTCATGCCTCGTTTTATTTACCCATTCATACGGAACATCCGCTCCTTCTATATTAGACGATCTGTTTACGAGAAGGATAAGTGCTAATCCAATTAAAAATACTAAAGTAATATTCATTTTATAATATAGATATATATATTTTTTTTTTCAAATAATTAATTAAAAATAATTAACATATTACTTTTATTTAATTTGAATTAATTATTTAAAATTTAAATATTAAATGTAGTTATAATATGTTTAAGATTTTATCGGTCGCTTTATATTTTGCGGATGTTTATTCTCAGTTTGTGGGTGTTGTAGGTGGAGAAAGAGATACTAATAATTGCTTAATTTCAGCTGGATACAGTTGGTGTGAATCTTCTAATTCATGTATCCGAAGTTGGGAAACACCTTGTAAAGATCACTATACTTCATGTGATGACTGTTTATCGAAGCAAAGAAATGGTATGAATATTGCTTGCCCAACAAGTTGCGATGTTGAAGGACCTATCAGTATCCCCTTACCCGAAACACCATGCTCTGATGTTATGTGTCTAATGTATTGTGAAAATGGATTTGTTCAAGATGATAATGGATGCAATACATGTCGTTGTAGTGAACAGATGACACCAGTAGACCCATTGCCACCCGTATATTCTATTGACCCTGTATATGTACCGACACCCCCCCCTCCTTTATCCCAACCCATGCCTGATGTAATTAATCCATTCTTAAATACCTGTTCCCAAGTTCAAATGGCGGTTTATCATAGATGTGATAGCGATTGTCAAAATTGCAATTTTGAAAATACAAGGACCATATTAAATGATTGTATGAACAATAATATCAGAGTCAGTGATAATTTATGTCATGGTGAAATGTCTTCTTGTAACATTCTATATAGTGATTGTGATAATGAATTTGTATGTCCTAAGATAACAGAAGTCACAAATTGTGGTGAAAATGGTTTAAGTGGATATTCTACGTATCGCTTATCATTAATCATTAAAAATATAAATGTTAAAAATATTTATGCTATTTATGGTGATGATGAAGAATCGCCGAAACCAATGATTATTCCACCGGCTTATCAAAGTATCATTAATTTTAATAGTAATATTGGAGGTGTTTTACCGGCTATCATAAATATTGATCCGGATACGCAATATGATAGTTGGTTAACAATTGGTATTACAGATGGAAACGCAGATAATGAAATTTCAACGGTTGGTATTGATTTTTCAACATGGACTGAAACTTCGGGTATTCATAGTACAAATGGTGCGGTATTTACAATGGATCCGGAAATTAATATTGTAGATGGCGATGAATATATTATCGCACAGATTACAATCCCAAATACGAGAACTACTCAATTAACCTTAAATGCTCAAGGTAAGACAAATTGCGAAAAATATAATAATTGCGATAAATATAATCGTGCCTGGAAACAAGAAGGTATTATCTTTGATATTGTTCCACCAACAAGTAATTTTGATACTATTCCTCAATCATGCGTTACTTGGTATGATGGGTGTAACACTTGTCAAGTAAACAATGGCCAACTTGGTGCTTGCACTCGCATGATGTGTTTTAGAGAGAATAATCCTTATTGCACTCGTTTTCAAACATCGGGTCATTAAATATCATTAAATATCATTAAATTTTAATTACTATTCATTAAAATATTATTAAATAAAATTTGATTTAAAATATTAACATAAATTAATAATATAAATATGTTAATTCCACCTCGTTGTTATACATGCGGCGAAGTTCTTGCCGACAAATGGATTCCATATATTTCCGCTGTTCAAACAGACAAGAATAATATGAATGGCTCAGTAAATTCAGAAGAAGATTTACTTGAGTTAAAATATATTGATGTTAAAAATCCAAAACCAGAAAAGAGTATTGAAGGAAAGGTTTTAGATGAATTAAACCTGCATAAATACTGTTGTAGGCGTATGATGTTAGGTAATGTTCATATTATTTCATACTTATCTTAGGCTTTTGATAGATTAAATATCCTATTAAGTAAAAACATACTATTGAGATAAAGGTATTTGTATGTATATTATTTTTTTGTATTAAAAGATACAATAAAGGAGTTGCTAAGAGATACATAAATGAATCTCCTATGACAGCACCAGTTTTAACATTTTCGGCGTAGCTTTTAAACTCATCCATAACTGTATTCTTATTTTTAGGATATGGTTTTACGACTAAGAAATAAAATAAGAAGTCGTGTGTAATCTGAACAAGTAAAACTAATCCTAAAAATTTTAACATTTCATATTCTGTATTAATATAGTTTTTGTCTACTAAATATTCATAAATATATTTAGCTAAATAAAAACCTATTAATACGGATAAAACATCTAGGATAACAGCAGACCATCCTAAATTGTCATACCATCTATTGATTGATATACCTGTAAATGGACTTTTAGTGAATCTAAATAAATATAACATGAATAGTTCAATTACAACCGCAGCAGTCAGAAAATGTAAAAATGTTAAATCTTTGATCATTATATTTATATATTATATTATAATATATGGATTATTTGAAAAATTTTTCAATGAATAATTACCCCATTAAAATAACTATTGAAGCATTTATTGTAGCTTTATCATTAGTCGCATTAGGTTTTGGTATCCAATATGTCTCTGGAATTAGTAATCCTTTAGTTTTATTGTTTGTGACTGGATTTTTAGTCCATTTAATTTATGATTTATTAGGATTAAACAAATATTATTGTCAAATATGTGCTGGTTGTAAGTAAATAATTTTATCTTATTTTACAATTAAATCTATTATTAAAAATATAATTTAATATAATAGATATGGTGGTTCCATCTGGTCAAGATTCAAATATAGATTATGATACACTAAAATCACAGATAAAAGATCAAGTGAGAGAAGAATTAATAGAAGATGTAAATGATATGATACGGTTACAAAACGATAAAGTAGAGAGTGATTTGGTGAGAATGAGACAATCAATAAGCGGAGGTAGTGTCAATGAAAATGATTTACAAGATGACCAAATGGATCAATTACTAAATGTTCATATGAGGGACATTACAAGAGAAACAAGGCCTCAGATGAGTTCTGTTGGATTGGAAGAAATCGCGACTCATTCCAAAGATTTAAGCAATCATGAATTACATCAGATAAAAAAAATACATGAAAAAGATCATATGATAAAATCTAAAACAATTTTAGATGAATCATTGGGTGATATTATGAATAAATTAGTTAATTTTTTAACATATTCATTTGATGGATATACAAAAGCTTATTATGAAGCTGAAGTAATGGAAGATGTTTATGACAACGATAAATCTACATATCAAATGATAAAAGTTCACTTAATCACAATAGTATTATTCATGAGAAAAGATCAAAACATCTTGTATATAGGCATATTATTGGTTTTATTATCAATTATAATCTATTTAGTAAATATAACTACATCATGATAGATAGTATAGATACTAGTAATTTTTTAAAGACTATCATTCAACCTAATATAAAGTTTTTAGCAATAATAACCGTTGTAATAATTTTAATATCAAGGCATTTAGAAACAAATATAATTTTCATGATTAGTATTTTACTTTTTGTCTTTGTAAACTATAAGAATATAAATGAAACATTTAAAGATATTAAGAAGGGAGAAAAACAAAAATACGAAAAAGTAATAGAAGATAATCATAGAGTAAAGCACGAAATTCATTTTAGTGAAGATTTGAATAAATTACTAACTAAAATGAGAAAATTTAGGAAATATAATCCTCAATCGTATGATTCAGGTTATAATTACATAAAAATGTTCATGTATACTGTTCATGATTTAGAAAAAGATGATATATCTCATCCTAAACAGTATTTTGAGAATGCTCAATTATATTTAAAAAAATCATTAAATTTATTTCAGAGTATTTCATTATCTGTACCAGAAGAAAAATTCATTCATGCTTTAAAATACAATAAATATGAGGAAAACAAATTATCAAATAGAATAGGTGAATTATGTAAGAAGATATACAAACACTGTTATTATATTTTATATAATTTATCATTGCGTTTTAATGAAGATTTCTTTAAGAAGCCAGATATCTATAAAACAGAAATAAATCTCAATGCAGATGTAGTTGAAGAAAGTAATACTTTTGACCATTCATATGAATTATTTTAAGTTTAAGTTGAAATTTATTTTTATCCTTACTTTTAATGAATTGTTTAAAAGTCAATCCCGAGTTATTAATAAAGCGTATCGATGTAAAACTAAGAGGTGCTGAATATACATTTTTAAATATATTAAATGAATATAATATCCTTTCAAATATTTATTATGAATATTTATGTGGCATAGATGAATACAAATTAAAGAATGTATGGAATCATGTTATTAGTAGATGGAATACTATGAAATTAGCATTAAAATCAAATAGTGAATTTAAGAATAGTGAATATTCTTCTGATGAATATCATCAGATTCATTATAATATGAATGATGAAACATTAAATTCATTATTTGAAGATTTTATTAATGATTCGCCTGTTCGATGTTTATTTGTTGCGAATTGTATCCAAAATTATATTTATCCAAAATAATTTTCTAATATATATTATAAATAATATGGTTCAGACTGGAGGTAGAAAGAAGCGTTCTAAGACGGGTCGCAAGGCAAGTGCGAAGTTTTTATCTGCGGGCAATGCCTGGAGGCAACATG